CCGGGGGTTGTGTTTGTTGTGTTTATGGTAACTACGTTGCGTTCCAAGACTAAACCAGCACTGGACGCTCTATCTATGAAACCGGCTACCGCTGCGGCAGTAGTTAAATATGCCCTATTTTCGGCCATAGCCTGTTGTCCCGGTGTACTGAGTATCCACGCCACGTACGTTTTTGTTGTTTGTTGCTCTGACGTACCTATTCGGCGGTATGTCGTTACAGTACGCTCGCGCCGTCTCTCGCCAGTCCCGAGAGTAACGTACGACGGACTACCGCCGGGTCTTGTTGACGGGAAGACGTACTCTAGGCTGGCACTACCGTAAATACCCAGCGCGGTCTCGAATATCTCTATCTCTGTGCGAGTCCTGTTGCCTTCTTTGTCGTACTCGTTTGTTTCTACTTCTCGTCTGAGTTGTGTCATACGTGAGCTAAAACCCAGGTTATTATTTACTCTGGCGGTACCGTAAGCCCCAGCAACTTTTGCTGTAGATCCTGTTTCTATGGATTCCCGCCGGATGGGTACGTCCTTATCGCCGATTGTACTGTACTGTATCTGAGTAGACACTTTTTCTATACCTGTGTACACGCGACTGCCCAAGTAGTAATAATTCGGCCCCACAAAACTTACCTCGCGCTCCCAGTTTCGTTTCTCCCGCTCATCCAGCGGCTCGTCGGGGTCGGGTTCACGCAGCTTCATGCTGCTGTAGCTGACGGTGACGGCTTCGCCGGGGAGTTGGCCGCTGTTGATGGGGCCGTGGTCGATGATGTCGGTTTGGGTGTAGACCGGGCCCGTGCCTACGTTGTTGCGGAGGTCGATTATTTGTAGGACTTCGTTAAAGTCTAGGTAGCCGCAGTAGCACTCGGAGACTAGGAGGTCGGAGAGTACGTCGACGTAACCGGCGCTGAAGTCGAACGATCCAATGCTGAACTTGTTGGTGAGGGGGTTGCTGCTGGCGGTGAGGCCGAGCTTGGTGAGGCACTCGTTCATCGCGCTGGAGGCGCGGATGGGGAGTGTGACGATCTTGGCGTCCTCTTCGGTGGCATCGTCGTTCTCGGGGTCGTCGAAGACGCTCCAGTCGATGGGGGAGCGGAGGTCGGCGAGGTAGGTGAGTTTGCAGCCGAGTTCGACGGAGGTGGTGCGGCGGTAGGGGTCGGCGAAGCTGGAGAGGACGCGGAGTTTGCGGGGGATGTTGCGGGTGACGCCGCCTTTGGTGTAGGAGAAGGTGACGACGGTGCCGAGGGCCGGGGTGATGGTGCCGCTGATGACGGCGCTGCCGCGGGTGCGGATCAGGCCGTTGCCCTGGATGTAGTCGTCGCTGATGCTGCCGCTGATCAGCGTTCCAAGCGAGCAGGTGACTGTGGCGCGGATGTCTACAGCCATCAGATGATCTGCACAGCGGTGAGGGACACGTTGTAGCGGGTGGACTTGACGCCGCCGGAGATGATGACCTCGGCGGAGAACCTAGGGGGCTCGGTGGGGAACCAGCTGGTGGCGCTGGGGACGGCGGCGATGGTCTCGTCGTACCACGCAAGCAGGTCGTCGTCGGTGCCGGTGCTGAGGTAGCCCTCGATCTGGCGGACCTTGTGGGCCACGAGGGGCCCGGTGATGTAGGAGGTGCCGGTGGAGGTGAGGGCCACGGTGGGGCCGTCTTGGCGGGTCTTGATCGGGGCGGTGAGGGTTACGACGGGGCTGGTGCCGCTGGCCCGGGTGAAGGTGATCGTGCCGAGGTTCGGTTTGGCGAGGGCCTCTTGGTTCTGGCGGGACTTCTCGGCCTCGCGCAGGAGGACGGAGAGGGCCTGGTTGGCGTCGACGAGGACGCAGGAGGCGGAGATGTAGGCGCCGGCCTGCGGCCCGGAGGGGGCCTCGGCGAACCAGCACGGGAGGTTGGTGACGCTGAGGCCGTTGGACGGGGAGATGGTGAGGGCGACGGTGGTGCCGACCGTGCCACTGGAGAGGGTGTCGGCGTCGGCGATGCGCAGGCTTCGCCACGTGTCGTACTCGGTGACGAGGGCTTTCCACTGCGCCGGGGTGAGGAGGCCGGAGACGCGGAAGGTGCGGGAGGTGAGGCCGGTGCGGGCCTCGCCCTCGTAGCCGAAGGGCTGGGCCGTGAGGGCATTGGTGGTGAACGAGCCGAGGGTGATTGTCATGGGATCCTCAGAGGAAGGTTGGGACCAGATCCCCTCCGCCGGTGACACTCCCGTTCGGGGCCACCGACAGATTAACGTTCCAGTTCTTCTCTAGGAGAGCATTGAGGGCGGTGATGAGGTTGTTGTTGCTGGCGACGATGTTGGTGTTGGATGTGACGAGGGGCTGGGTTGCGGTGGTGAAGGCCTCGGCGAGTTGCTTGCCTTGGCGGATGATCTGCTGTTCTTGGCGCCCGAAGTCCACGAACTCGCGCTTGGCGGCGATGCGCTGTTCCTCGGTGCCTCCGATCAGGGTGAAGCGAACGTTGCGGCGCTCGGCTTCGGCTTGGACTTGCCGCTCCAGGTCGGCGAGGGCCTGCTGGCGTTGTTCGCCGGTGGCGTATGGACTGGTGAGGTAGAGGTCTTGGAGGGCGCGGCCGTTGTCGCGGATGGAGCGTCCGATTTCGACGGCGGCGTCGCGGAGGGTGGTGGCGCCGTTGAGGAGGCTGAGCTGGAGCTGGCGGCCGGCCTCGGGGAGTTCCTTGGTGGCGAGTTCGATGGCGCGTTGTTGGCCGGCGTCGCCGCCTTGGCGCAGGGCCTCGATGAGAGAGAACTGGGCGCTCTGCTGGCGGGTGCGGGCGGCTTCGATCGACTCGATGACGGCTTGGCGCTGCTCCAGGGTCTGGCGGGAGATGCCGGCCTCGGTGGTAAGGCGCTGGCGGGCGAAGTCGAGCTGGCGCTGGCCGGCTTGGGCCTGCTGTTTGGAGTCGAAGGTGGTCTGGCGGATGAAGGCGGCCCGATCCTTGTCGAGCTGGGTGAGCTGGGCGGTGAGGCGGGCCTGGGTGAGGAGGCCCTGGTCTTGGATCTCGCTGCGGCGGACGGGGTCGCGGTTGCCCTCCAGGCGGAGTTGCTTCTCGGTCTCCAGGGCGGCGAGGCGGCGCTCCTCGATCAGGGCCTGGCGCTGGGCGCCGGTGGTCTGGGCGTTGATGAGGGCGAGCGATTGCCGCAGCAGGGCGGGGCGAAACTCTTGCGTGATCGCACTCTTGCGGCGGACCTCGGCGAGTTCCGCCTCAAGTTGTATGGTTTCCTTCAGAGTTTGGTTTCGGCGGGCTTCGATCTCCGCCCGTATAGCCGGCCAGTCCTCTACCGAGGATTGGAGTGCCCGCTGGCGCAGTACAGCCAGGTCTAGGCGTTCTCTGTCGGCCACTACAGCTGACTTGAGCTGGATTTCCAGTTCCTTGTATCCCTGCGCCTGAGCTGTGATGAGGCGCAGCTCGTTGCCGAGTAGCGCAGATCGGGTGCGCTGGGCATCGAGGACCTCCGGGGGAGGTGCTGTAGGCGCCTTGGGCTCAGGTGCGGCGGTGTTGACGACGGCTGTCAGCCCGCGGGTTATGGCGACGACACCCGGAAGGAGGATCCTCCCCAGCACACCGCCCAAGCGGGCCCAGCTGCGGGCGAGTTCGTCCTGTGCGGCGGACAGGGCGCGGGCTTGTTCGATGTTGTCGTAGGTGTTGCTGAGGTCCTGCTGGATCAGCGCGGCGGCTTCGGCTTCGCGGCCGACTTTGATGAGGGACTCGATGTAGCGCTCGGTGCCGCGGCTGGATAGCTGGCTGTTTTGCTTGAGCAGCTCGAAGCCGGCGATGGGGTCGCGCAGGGCGGTGGCGAGGTCTTTCGACTTGTTGATGATGACGTCGAACTGGGCGCCGACGGCGGTGCCGATGATGCTCAGGGCGAAGCCGAAGCCACCGCCGAGCAGGCCACCGCCGGCACCGCCGATGCCGCCGCCAACGGCCGCGCCGAGGCCTTGGCCGAACAGAAGCGGGAAGCCGAAGCCGATCAGGCCGGAGCTGATGGCGTCGCGGCGGGAGCCACGTAGCTGGTCCCCGAGACCGAGTCGCTGGAGTAGACCTCGATTGTCGCGCCCCGCGGGAGGCGGGGGCGGGGGAGGAGGCGGGGCGGTTCGGCGCGGAGGGGGCGGCGGCGGTGGAGGCGGCGGCGGCGGTGCTACAGGTCTGCGCGGCGGCGGGGGCGGCGGGGGTGTGGGCGGAATAGGCGCCGCAAACGGTTCGCCAAACAGGGGGCTGATTGCGCCGGGTTGCATACCCGTTGGCCTACGCAAGCGAGGGCGTCCGCTCGTGCCGGTCAGAATCCCGGAAGGGACTGCAGCCTCAGCTGAGGTGTTGACCCGTTCGATTGCGTCTGAGAAGTTGCGCAGTGCTGCGCTGGCTTTGGGCAGGCTTGCTCTGCCGAAAAAGGCCTCATCGATTATCTTGTCGAGCGGTGAACTACGGGTCTGTAGTCGCGTCTGCCGCGCTACGGGGGAAAGTTGTTCAAGCTCCAGCTGCCTCTGCGCGGATTCGAGTAGAGACGCTGGCAGATTCTCCATACCCACGGACGCCATGCGCCCGCGATATAGCTTTGGGTTTCCTGTCAGCAGCGAGAGCGAGTTGATGATCCGCTGGTAGCTGCGGCCCGGATCGAGATTTCGGGTGTCGGCTGCCGTGAGACCGCCGGACTGAGCACCCTGGGTTCGACGCAGGTTGAGCTGCAGGTCGAGCAGGTCTTGGCCGATGCGGTTGATGACGGCGTCGCTGGCCTGCTGGATGGTTTCGCGGGCCTGCTGCAGGATCTTGGCGCGGCCGGCGCTGCGGGCCAGCGGAGTCTGGCCGAGCTGGCGAACGATCTCCTGGAGGCCGGGGATGTTGAAGCCTCCGGATTCCAGGCTGCGGCGTTCCAGGCGGGCGAGCAGGGTCTCGCGGAGCTGCTGGGTTCTGGCGGCGCCGACCTGGCTGGCGCCCGCGCCACCGCCGCGGAGGATGTCGGCGGCTTGGCCGCTGAGTCCTTGCTTGAGGATCTTGCCGATCGCGTCGTCTACGACGCTGGCCGGGTCGAACTTGCCACCGCCGCCGGTGCCGAGGCCCGACTGCAGGAAGTTGAGGCGTACGTTATAGGGCTGGGCGGTTATTTCGCGCAGCTTCTTGAGCGTGTTGTCGAGGCGGATGTTTGCCGCGGTGATCTGACTGTCGTTTACGTTTAGGCGGTAGGTTTTGCCGAAGATATTGTTGAGACTGGTGCCGACAGAATCGGCGACGCGCTGGAGGCCGAGGAGTTGGGCTTCGGCAGCGTCGAGTTTAGTCTTAAAATTGCCAGAGTTTACGTCTAGCTGTAGTTCAGCGGCGCCTAGCTGCTCGGCCACGGGTGGGGTGCGTTCCTTTGTCCTAGTTTTCCGGGCGGGTGTGGGAAACTAGGGTACGACCCATGTGGAGACGGTGTGTCGGCGCTGGTGGCCTTGGAGAACTCGGTGCTGACCTTTGTGGTGCCGGCGCCGGGGACTGACGTGGACCCGGAGACGGGGAACGTGGTAGCGAACACCGAGACGATCCAGTGTGCGGCCTACCTGAAGGCGGAGAGCGTGGCGGAGACCACGTTTCCCGGGGTGAACGTGATGAGCACGCTCTATGAGGGGTATGTGACCTCGGGGGCGCTCGACTCGCGGGTTGTGGTGGGGACGGAGGGGGAGCTGGAGTTCGCGGGGGAGCCGGTGGTGGGTTGCGAGGTGCTGGAGGCGCGGTTGCCGTACGGGACGACGGGGCTGCTCGGGAGTGTGCTGACGGGGGTGGTGGGTACCAAGATTAGACTCGTGAGTCGCACCCAGAGCTGATGGCGCGGACGAGGCTGGTGATCAAGGAGTGGAACGCGGAGGCGCTGGTGCAGCGCAGCACGCGGATCCTGGAGGACTACGCGCCAGTGATCGCCGCGGAGGCGCGGACGCAGATAACGTCGGTGAAGTGGAACTGGCCGAACTCGACGCTTCGGTTCCGCAGCCTGTTCATGGGGGGCAATACAGTGCGAACCAAGTACGGGTCGGGCGTGGTGATCCCGCTGGGCAAGCGGGACATCGTGGACACAGGGGCGCTGCTGGCGTCGCAGCAGGCGCCGCAGGTGGCGAACGGGAGGCTCACCATCGCATGGACGGCGCCGTACGCGATGGAAGTGCTGCGGGGGTCGTATCCTGATCCGTACTTCAGTCCTGTCTCCCGGAAGCTCGTGCCGGCACCTGGAGACAAACCACCGCGGAACTGGATCGAGGGGGCGTTTGCGGCGAAGCCACCGCTGCCGTTTTTCGTGCAGAGGTGGCGGGAGCTGGCGGCGGAGCAGGGCCGCAGATAGCACAAGGCCCCCGGTTTCCCGAGGGCCTTGCGTGTGGAGGCGATAGGTACCCCGCCAGAAGGCGGACCTCAGACCCCCACTACACCGTCAGTGTAACACCGCTCAGGCGGTGACGGTGGCGACGGTGAAGACCGGGGCCACGTCGGCGCCGGCGCCGCCAACGTCGGCGAGGGCGACGGTGAAGGTGTCGCCGACGCGGAAGTTGGTGCCGCCGGAGACGATGGTGGGGGTGGCGGTGACGGAGCCGCCGGCTGCCACGACGATGTCGGCGGTGGCGCCTTTGCCGGAGCCGATGCCGGGGGCGGGGCTCAGGGGGACGAGGGCCACGCCGGTGTAGCTGGCCGCGGTGAGGCCGGAGCCACCGCTGGTGACGGTGAGGGTGGCCACGGGCTTACCTTGTGGGTAGAAGGTGTACTTGCCGGTGCCGCTGAGGGTGAAAGTGACCTTGGCGACGTTGCCGGCCTGGGTGTCCTCGGAGAAGTCGCCCACGAAGGCCAGGCCGGCGTGGACCTCGGGGTTGCTGCCCGAGCCATCCTTGACGGGGGTCTCGCGGTACCAC